GGAATGGTTAACTGGTATTTTGGTGTTTCTATCTTTGGTAGATTCATAGTATATTATATATTAGCTATCTTCTGGAAGCTCCAAGTCATCATAAACAAAGCTAACTGAAAGGGATGCTGCACCAGTTCCGGTGGCATCAAAACTTAATTCAGAAACACCTTTAGGAAAACAATTTATCAGCTTAGCTTCGTAAATTATAGTTTCGTCTTCATTGTTAGTAAGTTGCCTGACCCCGATGTCGCACTTATATTGATTTGGATAGCGTACCAAATAATCCTTTTTTGTAATTATTTTGTTTAACCATTTGTCAAACATTGTTCTTGCAAAATAATCTTGGGTTAGCGTAAAGGTAATAGAGAAATCGCTGTTTACGTATCCTGATGTAAAAGGAACGTTATTTCTGTAAAGACCGTAATCAAAAGTAGTAAGTGTTCGAGTAGGAAGCGTAGCAGAAGTAACCAATACTTCCAAGTCTCTGATTTCTGATCCGCTTACATCAATAACAGAACTTAAAGCGGACAAGTCAACTTCAAAACGATTTGTTCTAGCAACTCCTCGCTTTGAGATAATACTTTTCAAATTATTAATAGATCCCTTTGCATGTGGTTTTGTATCTGCCATAACTGATTATCGTTTTGAAATAATTTTTTTGGATTCTCTCCAAACACGCTGTTTTGGTTTTTTCTGAAATCTTTCGGTCGGCAAAAACAGTGCCGGTTCCCAATATTTTGAAGGTACATTGACAATGTTTGTACCTATCTTTTTAGTTAAGTAGTGTTTCCAACAAGGGGTAAAGAAACCAACAGTGCCTCCTGCATTAGAAAGGTTTCTATATGAAATCAAAAACCTATCCAGCTCACCGTCAGGCGATTCTTTGAGACGCCTTGTCATTAAACCATCAAATAGTTTTGCCCTTCTACGTAGATCCAAGTAGTGCAAATTAATACCATAGAATCCGCCTTTTGCAGGACCGACCATAATGATAAGGGGAAATGTATCGTAATAAGGAAGCGATTGTTTGAGCTTTGGATCGTATCCATACATATACATTCGGCCTGAAAGAGTCCTTGATACAGACTCAAGCGAGGAAGAAGTTAACATTTTTTCTGGAGTTGCGCCAAACATACTTTTAACGTTTCGACGAAACCAAGCAAGAGAAGCACTGGTATTTTTCTCGTAAATACCTTTAGCTTCTGCCTTGTCAACAATGCTTTCGAATGAAGTCCATTCTGCCATACATATCTATTTATATGTAAATCGTCACGTAAGGAGTTTTATTCCAAGACCTTTTATTATATCTTCATGCCAAACTTCAAAGGTCCAACCACGGTCTGCGCAGTATTCAGTGGCAGCTTCCCACTTGCTTTGATTCTTGACATATGTCATGACCTCTCGGATATACTTTTTGGTTTTACGGCTACGAGGTTTAGGCTCAACGGTTTGACTTTTTGGCTTTATTTCAATAAGGTATCTTTTCCCGCCTTTGAACTCTATAAATAAATCCGTAAAATAACGGTGGGATTTGCCGTCGGTTCTGCAACGATAAGGTATGACTATTTCTTCTGAACTCCATTTAACAACAGAACTGTTTTCATCACACCACCTAAATACTTGACGTTCCCACATACTGCGGTATTTTATCGCGGAGATATCCCCTTGATATTTCTCACGGTTTTTTGGCTTAAAAGATCCACTATAATATTTCATTCTTGTAGAATTATTTATAAATAGTAATATGGAATTTAAGGATTCATCTACCACCAACGCCGTGGACGCGGCGGGAAATTTTGTGTTTGGAGAGGGCGGGGTGACGGAATACGTGTCGAACTTCGCTGGTTTAGAGCAAGAGGTTGCAGGTACATTTAGTTCTGTTATTTTTCCGTCTTCCCTAAACACTGAAGAAGGTCTTCGTCCAATAGTGAGGTTTTTCTGTAAAGGAGGTAAAGGTCATAAAGAAGGAACTATTATTCTTCCCGCGCCAAGTTCTTTTGCTACTGCCGACAACGCGCAATACGGCGATGCGGAATTGGGATTTGGTGGTAAACTTGCAATGGATTTAACCCGTTCAGCCACTTCATCCGAAGGTCGCGCGGAACTTCAATCGCAGTTTGAGGGTGGTACTAAGAAAGGTATTGATGCAATTACAGGTACATTTAAAGGTATCTTTTCAGGTGATAATCAAAGGGAAAACCTTAAGGCTCTTGGTAGTGATCTTACCGCCGCCGGAACTTTAGCTCTAGGCGCAAAGATGCAGGGCAGCGAAGGAAAACTTGCAGGAATAGGTAAAGGTGTTGCAATGGCGATTGGAGCAACATTTAATAAAAATGTTACCACTGAATTTACTTCGGTATCCACTCGAGGATTTAGTTTTACTTACGAGCTTGTTCCTTCAACACAAGATGAAGGAAAGGACATACACAATATGATTGCTGCCTTTCGCGAAGCAATTTATCCAGCGCCCGCAAATGCAGGATCTATATTAAGGTATCCTCCTAAGTGGGAAATAAAATTTGAAAAAGGAGTTTCAGGAAGATCAGGAAACAGGCTTACTAGTTTCCCAGCGCTTGCCGAGTGTTATTTAGAATCGTTTTCAACAACATACAACGGCAATAATTCGTTTCACACTGATGGTCGGCCGGTTAAAACAGATATTAGTCTTAGCTTTAAAGAAGATCGCACGCTTACTTTAGATGATATTAAAGAGCTGGAAGCTTCAACATAAATTTTACTAAATAAACAATCCATGGCTATAGATTTTTTCAATATTCTTGGTAAAACGTTTTATGATTTTACCGGAAATAACAGCAACGCGCTGGTGACTGATTTCACAAAGCAAGTTGTTGCGATAAATACCGACGACGTTGTTACATATACAAAATATCAAATACGTGACGGTGATCGCCCAGAGATTGTATCGAATTTATTGTATGGCGATCCAAAATATCATTGGACTTTCTTTTTGTTAAATGATAGCTTAAAGGAAGGTAAGAGTGGTTGGCCCATGAGTCTCACAGAGTTTAATGAATACATTGAAACTGACTATGATCCTTATATGTTTCTAGGAGGTACGCTTATTGAAGATGCCACCACGGATTTCCATTATTCAACGCTTCCGCTTTCAGAAACGGATGCGGACTCTGTAGAAATTCTTGTATCAGATGACGAGGTTACTTTTAGTACAACCGACGCTAAGTTTGTTCGCAAAGACTTTACAAGAATGGGAGTGATCTTAACTCGACCAACATCTGGTGCCGATCTTATCACACTTGATCTTGGAGCCACAAATAGCCCCGCGGTTGAAAAAAAGATTTACATAAAACCAAAGAGTGGTGATGCTGGCACTGCATGGCTTGCGGCGGTTGAAGCTGCAGGTTATCCAACCGAGACGTTTACAATAGACAGCGCGAGCACAAAGGTTGTTCCTCTTAGCTATCTGCCCGCTTATTCTTATTCTCACTTAAAGAATTCAACTTATCAGTTTTTCTCTGAGACTGAGACAGATCAACCTCTTTCTCATTACGGAGTTATTGAGCAAAATGATGAACCTCCGACTCAACGTATCACTTGGTACGAATATGAAGAGATCATAAATAATAGAAAGCGGGACATTATTATAGTAAAGCCTGCAGCAATTGAAGGTTTTGAAAGATCCTTCAAAAAATTAATACTTCAGTAAAGTAAGTATGGCTATTGATGACAATGTACCAAACTCCAATGCGTCTAAAAATTTAGATGCTGCGAGTAAACCTTTGTATCCTTCTTCTTATGTTTTTAACGAAATCATATTGATTAACAAAGAAGGAACGCAGGTTGACATTCAGAAGATTGTCACATCCCTTATTATTGTTGAAGAAATTTATTCACCGCTTCTTACTGCAAGAATTCGTATTCGAGATAATGAAAATTTCTTTGATGATTTTAAACTTTCCGGTCAAGAGATTGTAAAAGTTAGTATTAACTACCTACCTAATGCAGATAGAGAAACAACTGAAGATGTGGAATATGAATTTGTTGTAAAGGATTATCCTTTGTTTGATAAAACAACCGAAAGTATTAACGTCCAAGAATACGAAATTAATTTGGTAAGTTCATATTCCTATCTATCCCGCTTACAACAAATATCAATTGGTGTTGCGGGAAATCCTGTTGATAATATAGAAAAAATCTTCAAGAAATATCTTGGTAATCCTACATTTGAATATAAAAGTAAAGAACGTTATCCTTGTATAGTCGACGATCTTAAAGCAGTTATTACTCAAAAGACACCGTTGCAAGCAGTGGAATTTTTAAAAGGTACCTGTTATGATGAAGATTTTGCGCCTTTCTTTATCTACACAACTCTTGAAGACTCAAGCGAAACTGGTTCAAAAATTATCGCAAGGAGTTGGGCCGATGTTCTTGATTCCGTTACCAATCCCGTATACTATCCACTAGGTGGCGGTGAACCTTATTCGTTAAGGCCTTTTGAGAAAGAAACGCCAGGCAGCGAAGAATATTTCAAACGACTTAAAACTAAAATTATTAGATTTAAGTCTAACATTAAATTAGATAAGCTTACTCAAGCAATTAATGGAGGGATTGGAAACGTTACGGAAGTGGTCGATTTGAACGAAAGAACATATACCGAAGAAAGATCGCTGCCTAAAGGCGAAAGTCCTCGCAGGCTTTTGGAACAAGCAAGTCCTAATTTTAGACGGGTGGAAAGGGAAGATCAAGATCCTTTCCTCGGCCTTGTTAACAGAGGTTCAGAAACATTTGAGTCTACCGCTGGTCTTTTTGATTTTCAGTATTTAGATGAATTAAAAATCAACGGTGTTCGGCCAGAAATTCTTGAAACCATCTTAAACGAACCCAGAACAAGCCGGGAAGTTTATTACATTCCGGTGGATCCTTATGGTGAAGGTTTTCGGTCAAGTTCTGAAATTAAAAAAGAAGCTTTGAAAGATACCAAACTTTATAAAGCAAACATGGAAGGTACATCGCATGAAATTGTTACCTATGGCGATTTAAACCTAAAAGCTGGAGCAAAAATTGAGATTGAAATTCCTAAATCTGATATTGTTGATGCTAATGAAGAGGGAGGAATTGACGGAATCGACCAGAGCCTATCTGGCATATATGTTATTTCAACAACCGTGCACGAGTTTACAGGAGGTGTTTATACCAATCAGCTAAAAATCATCAGGGAAGGGTCTCCTGATGAAATTCTTGCTATGAATACCACAGGACAAAATTTTAACTCAGACGAGCGAGGCTTTGCTCTTGCTTAAAACAAATAATGAATATTCAAAATTGGTTTATGGGCGTGGTTGAAGTGGAACAAGATCCTCTTGGTATGGGTCGTGTAAAGGTTCGCTGTTTTGGGTATCATAACCCAGATAGAAAACTTCTTCCAACAAGTGCCCTGCCTTGGATGCAAACCATCTTTCCGGTTACAGCTGGACCTGCCTCTGGTGAAGTTGGATCAAGTCCAACACTTAAGATAAATTCAATTGTCTTTGGCGCCTTTTATGACGGCGGTGATTTACAAGATGCGGTTATTCTTGGAACCGTGCCAGGCGGAGTACTTAAACAAGCCAACTATGATCCTGAAACCGATGTAGGATTCGGTTCAGAGTTTGGTCCTTTTGGAGCAGGTATTCCAAATGCTGACGCACCCCGTGATGAATTGGTATCCGCTGCAACTGCTGGTGTGACCGCCCCAAGAATGGCTAATATTCCAGATGATGAATATCCCGAAGCTGTTTCGGTCGGATCAGGAGCCGGAAATAAAATTGCGGCAGCCGCAGAGAGCCAGGCTAAGTTAGGTATTACAGAAGACGATGGTCCGAATAGAGATAGAGGCGGAAGGATTGAAAAATATTGGTCTGCTACTTCTACGCCAAACAGTGTGGGAGCTGTTTGGTGTGCGGCATTTGCATGCTGGGCTGTTAAAGAATCTGGAGTTTTACCAGAAGATAAATTACCAAAGTCAGGATTTTCAAATAATTGGATTGACATCTGGGCAACAAAAAATTCCGACGTAGTACAGGTGTTTAATACTGCTGCAGATGCCGCCGGCATTCAACGTGGAGATATTATTGTAAGAAGAAAGGTAAAGAGATCTCACGGCCACGTTTCGATTGTGACTAAGTCAAATGCAGATGGAAGTTTTGAAACCGTTGACGGAAACTATGGAAATACTGTTAAGAAAGTATCTGGCCCAAGCCGAAACGTTAAAGCGCTGACAAGTAGACATTACATTTTAAGAATTAAAGACACGGGGGTTCCACCTAACCAAGGGCTTCCAGAGAGTCCTAGCGAGCCAGAGGGTGCCCTCTTTCCTTAATTCAAACTTGGTTAATAGATAGATAAATGGACGATTCAAATGGTAATACAAACCAAATTGTTGGCGTTGGAGCTAAAGGATATAAGGGTGCAACCGTTTATGATAAGGTTGAAGTAACACCTTCCGGTCACGTATTCAGAACTAACGACGAGGCTGGAAAGGAAGAAATATCACAAACGCATACAACAGGTAGCTTTGAGCGCTTTGGTCCGAGCGGCGGTAGGGACCTAGTGGTAGTAGGGCATAATTACACAGCTTATCTTAGTGGGAGTCAACTTGTAGTTCAGGGAGCCTGTAATATAACAGTAATGGGCGACTGTAACCTTAACGTCGGACCAAAAGAGGACCCTGATACCGGAGAAAAAACCGGAGGTAACTTTAAAGTCGAGGCAGAGAATATTATTTTAAACTCTCGTAAAGCCACCGAGATCTCGGCCGGAACACACATGAATTTAGAAACCAGAGAGCCGCAAACAAATGACGAGGGTTCAGAGAATGGAGCAGGGGATGGCGGAGATATTGGAATCACTTCCGCAGGAGGTTATAACCTAAAGGTATTCGGAGAAGCTACCGAAACGTTTGAAAAATCTCTTGTAACAACAATTAACAAAGCTTGGGATTTAAATATTGGTGGAGATTACCTGATAGAAGTTACTGGAGATTCCGAAAAAGAGGATGGCTCCAAGTATGAAGGTAACATGCTTACTGATGTTAAAGGTAAGGCAAAGATTATCTCAAAGGCGAAATTAGTGCTTGCGAGTAAAGATAAGACAGTAATCGCTGCTAACAATGATATTAAAATTAGAAGTAAAAAGGAAGGAAACATTGACTTAAATAGTCAAAAGGATATTACCTTTAATAGCGATGAAGATACCGTTTTTAACTCCCAGAGTTGGACGATCGAATCCGGTCCTGTACATATCGTTCCTGAAGTTGATACGGATAATACAATTACTGCGGATGGAGAGATTAAATCTAATGATGACGTTACAACTGCCAGACCCGTATCGCTTAACAATCATACTCACCTACAAACTGACGGAAATGACCAAGGGGGTGGCGCGATTACCACTCCACCCATCTTTTAATAATGAGTATTTGCGATAAAAATAATCCACCGGAAAAGTCCGATAAAGAACTTGATCTTACACGTCAAGAAAGGGAAAGGGTTGAATCTATAGTCAGAAATGAAAGCTTAGATTCACCCCCTCCGACACCGGAAATTCCTGCCACCGTTCGTAGCGATACAAACGAGTTTAATAGGTTATCAAATATTGATAACTCGATTAATAAGGTGACAGATGGAAAGGAACTTAAAGCTAGTAAGCGTCGGGAAGTTGAAAAACAAGTTGAGTTTGACGGGGTGGCTGTTGATATCGACGAACTTATTAAAATTGCAAATATCCAAAATGCAGTATTAATCGCAACGTCGGGTCAGTCTAATATAAGCTTTAGAAACCCACGTAATAAATCCGATTGCTCGAAAAATATCAATGATCTTTTAATTTCTCAGCTTAAACAAATAATAATGAATCTGATTCGAGATTCTGACGATGCTGATGAGATATTGGCTTTGCTTGATTCTATAGAAAAGCTTGAGGGAGAGATTAGCAAAATTTTTCAGTCCATTGAAAAGGCTAAAGGTAAGTCCCTTTTGGAACTTTTAACCCAAGCAAAGAACGCTGGTTTTTTACAGAGAATTGGAATTATACAAGACATTCAAGATAAATTTGGTGGGGTGGGTAACCTAACTGCTATTCTCGCCAACCTCGAAAGCTTTGATGTTTGTAACGCCTTGGACTTTAATAGCTCTGGATTTCCTCTTCCAAAACAGTCAAAGATTAACCCAAAACCTGCACCGCCGCATCCTGACCCTGGTCCGCTAATCACTACCAATCCAAGCACTGTGGCCATTACCGCAAAATTTATTGATCACAAAGATACTGCAGGGGATTTAATTGAAGGTGTTTATAACAGCACCGATTTGAAAGATGACCCTTCGTATGGATCATTACTTACTTCTTTGAATACTCTTTACTATGGATTTAAGAATGAAGTTTCTGTAAATGGAACCTTAGGATTTGAAGAGAAGGCCGACCGAGAAATAGAAAGAATAATCGAAGTCCAACGAGACGAATGGTCGGGCGATATACTCAATGAATTTAAAGCGAGGGCGGAGTCTGTTAGAGATCTTGTAATTGCAGATGCGGCAATTTTACAGGAGGATTATGCTAGACGTAATTCTACTTAAACAAAAACAAATATGATAAGGATTAGTATATAAATAGAAACAGGTAATGAATAGTATTCTTTCAGACTTTAATAAACCCAACTATCAGCCAACAGTTGTATCCGGTGGTGTTTTTAAAGATGTCAGCTTTACGTTTATTCATCCTGCGACCGGTGACCTACTTCTTGCAACCGATATTGATGCTGTTAAGAATAGTATTAAAAACATTGTGTTAACACCGCTTGGTACCAGGCCGTTTTTTCCGGAATTTGGTACACGAGCAAATGATATTTTATTTGAATTAGCAGACGGCTTTACCGCCTCACAACTTAAAGATGAGATCGAGCGGGGCGTCAGAAAATTTGAAAAAAGAATTGCAAACTTTCAGGTTAGTGTTACTGATGATCACGAAAGAAACGCATACCGCATCACAACAACTTTTCAAATGTCGTATGGTACCGACGTAGAATTTATTTTTCTTTTAATTAGAAACCGATAAACTTATGGCAATTAACGGAGAACAGCTCGATGTTTCTGAATTAGACTTTGCACAAATTAAAGCAAATCTAATTGACTATTTAAAAAACAGCGAAACAGAATTTACGGACTGGGACTTTGAAGGTTCCAACCTTAATAACATTGTTGACCTGCTGGCATATAATACTCACTATAACGCAATGCTAGCTCATGTGGCGGTGAACGAAAGTTTCATTGACTCGGCTCAACTGCGAAGCAGCGTTGTTTCCTCGGCCAAACTCCTTGGTTATATTCCTCGTAGTTTCTCTGCTGCACGCGTAGACATTGTTGGAACGATTGGTGCTACCGCTGATTCTGCAGATAGATATGTAGTTCCTCGAGGAACACGACTAACAACAACTTATAATTCAGAAAACTATTCCTTTGTTATTCTTGATGATGTTACTACGCTGCAAAAAACAACAGTCGGCGAATCTCATTATTACACCGTTACTGAGGAAGAACCCCTGATTGGTTACGAAGGTCGACTTGTTACCGCAACATTTGAGGCTAATGCAGCTGACACGGCTCAGCGTTACGAACTAGGAGATGAAGATGTTGATATAAGTACGCTTCGTGTTTTGGTTTATACAACCGGAGCGAAGAGCGAAGGAACCGCTACACGTTATAACCAATTCAGTACAATTGATGTTGATGAAGAATCCAAAATTTACTTTATCAACGAAAATAGTTCTGGTCGTTATGAACTTACTTTTGGTAATGGCATTTACGGAGACAAGCTTGATGCAGGCAACGTAATTGAAGTTCAGTATCTTGTGACAGGCGGGAAGTCGGGAAATGGTATAAATACCGCCTTTTCAATTGCGGGTGACACGAGCGGAAACTTTACCCAGGCGGGAACTTCACTTTCTATTATGTGCGGAGCTCGATCAAGTGGAGGAGGCGATAAAGAAACCATTACGAATTTAAAAAATAATGCGATCAACAGTTTCACGACTCAAGACCGTGCGGTAACTGCCGATGATTATAAGAATTTAATTATTTCTAACTTCCCGTTTGTTCAAAGCGTAAGTGCTTGGGGTGGGGAAGATAACGATCCCCCTACTTATGGTACAGCCTTTATTTCAGCGAAGCCAAACTCTTCTTATACAGACGAGGTTATTACTGAAGCGGATAAAGCCTCTATTCTTGACTTTCTCAAATCCAAAAAGATTCTTGCCATCACTCCGCAAATCGTCGATCCTGAATATGCAAATGTCGTACTTGACATTCTTGTTAAATACAATCCAAGTATTTCCTCGCTAAGCGCTGCAGAGCTAGCACTTGAG